TTAAATCTGCTAATGCTTTTTTTTTGCAGTCAGCAAGTCAATCTCTCGTGAATATGCTGGACTCTTCGAAGTCACCGAATCTGCAATCGACACTCCGCCAAGACCTGGAGGAGCTAGAAAGATTTCACCAGCCAGAACTTGGTGGACTCTCATTAACGTCCTTGCTGGAGAAGATCCCCTGCGATTTGCAGAAGCTTCAACCCTACCTCTTAGATCAGCCTTTAACTGGCTTGCTTGGAAGCGAGACGAAATCAAGAAGCAAGAATTAAATCTTAGAAACCAACTAAACCAAAAAATCAGATGAGCATAGTTTCAACTCTTAAATCCCCACCAATCTGGTCGCCAGCATACAATCCAATCATCTGGGAAGTTCAGTCCGACCAGGTGTCCCAGTTTAAATTTAGATATGTGTTTGACGTCTACATCAACGACAACACCTACCTTAGATATAAAATCCCAGCTAACCCAGCAGGATCAGGAATTATAGACGTGTCTTCGTTGGTGCAGGGTGCACTAACAGTAGCACAGAACCTTCCGTTTCTAAGCACAACCCCATTCTACTACGGAGAAGGTCTGGCTGCTAGGGTCTACGCTAAAGTCGGAGAAGAGTATGCACTCTCTGTCACTTCTGATTCCATTATCTACGATGGTCTGGGCAACGTTGGTGCACCAGCCTACGGTTTATATGCAGACGGGGATTGGAGACCAGCACCCAACTCCACAACTCCGGTAGTTGCTTGGGCTTCAGGACAAGGTGCTTCAGAAAACTACGACTACATGGCAACCTCAGGTGAAGACATTCTGCAGTACGAGATGGGACTTGGTGGTATTACCCCAGATACACTGGGCAAGTTTTTAACCAGATGTCCATATACACCTCAGGCAATTAGGTCTGACGAAGATTTTACGTTGTCTTGGATCAACCGCAACTTTGAAACTGGAGTAACTGGATTTGTGTTCCCGTATGCTATGAAGGCAGAAGTCTCTTTAGATGGAGAACTTGTTGGACACACAGACTATGTGGCAACCGAGGCTAACGGGGGTGTTTGGCCAACTTGCTCCACCCTGCCGCCTTTGGGCACCGGGGCTTCGGGGCCAGAAAACATGCTGTACTCGTTTAAGATTAACCCAGCAGACATCACTTCTATAGTACAAGATCAAGAAGTTTTGTTCGACGGGGAATTCGGATGTGCTTACCAGCCAACTATAGACATCTTTCCTGGCTCACACACCACAGGACTAACTCCAGCTTCTAACCCAAACATCTTCGTCTACACCATTGACGATTCTTATATTCAACCCCAGTACAACAGCAACTGTACAACTGGATTTGGAATTGGCTACACTGGTTGGTCAGATCTAGTTTACAAGGATATGACTGTCACCATAGGAGACGTTATCTCCATTGAGATTCCATCTTTAAACTCTTTTGCAGGTTCGCACGCTTCCATGTATCTATGGGGAGCAACCGGAGCATCTTCTAACCCAGCAAAGTGGGAACAGATAGCAGTGTTTACTGTGACAAACTCGGGCGGAAATAAACTCTACAATCTGACTCACACAGCAACTAAGAACTACACAGCACTAGGACTAAGATGGTTCAGTGGCACTTCAGTCTCTTGTGGAAAGTTTGGCTGCTTTAGCAACTACTGGAACATAACAACTGCAGTTACCCCTGGAGAGTTCGACCAGATCTGCTTGTCTCTGTACCCTTTTGCGAACACAGGAACTTGTGCACTTGGTGCAACTGCAATGTCGGAGGAAATTTGTTTAACAATCGACGATACAAACTGTTGGGGATTTGATCCAATCAGATTTACCTGGCTAAACAATTTGGGCGGCAGGGACTGGTACACTTTTATCAAGAGAAACACGTTCACACAAAACGCAACACGGGACACATTCTATCAGCTCCCAGGGTACTGGTCTTCTGCCCAATGGTCTGTCCAAGATATAAACCCCTCCACCTGGGGCACAACAGTTTTCAAGATGCAGCTAAACAACACTTGGACAGCTTCGACAGATTGGATTACAGAAGAGCAATCTGAGTGGCTTAGAACTATGTTTGCTTCCCCATCAGTGCACGTTTACCTCCCAGGTAGATCCACACCAACCCTAATTACAATCACAGATGCTAACTATTCTGTGCAGTCTTACGCTAGAGAAAAGCTATTCCAATACTTTGTCTCCTTCGTAGAAGCACAGCCAGACGTAGTTCAATCATATTAACATGGCAGGAAAAGTACAATTATTTGCAAAGAACACGGCCGAGGAAACTTGTATTCTTCAGCTGTCTGCATACGAACCAATCAGAATGAATTTGTCGGTGGCAGAACAAAACCCATTTGTTCCGTCCTCCTATTATTCCCAGACGTTCAGGATTCCAGGACAGGGAGAGAACGTTAGATTCTTCGAAGACGTTTACTCTGTGAATGGAAACTCTTTTGATGCCACTAAAGCTGCAGAGGCCTGGATTTTAAGCGACGGTTTCCTATTTACTATAGGAAATATAACTTTAAAGTCTGTGATCAGAAACGAGCAGTACGGGACCATCGAATACGAAGTGCTATTCATGGGAGACACATCCACGTTTGCTTCAGATGTAGGGGATGCCTACATGAACGAGATAGACACGTCCGAACTAAACCACGCTCTGACCTATGCGAACGTTACCGCATCTTGGGGAGCAACCGCCGGGGCTACTTCGGGGCTAAAAGACGGCAACGTGCTATATCCTCTGTGCGAGTGGGGCTACACCTACAACTCTGCTTCTGTTCCAACTATAGTAACTCTGTCCAACGGATTTCCTAAGGGATCTACAGGTGCTGCACCAGCAGGATCTTTCACCCAGGGAACAACAGGTGGTTTAGATTTAAAACAATTTAAGCCAGCCACGAGAGTTAAGTGGTTGTGGGACAAGATATTCGAAGAAGCAGGATACACCTACACATCTGCATTTATGGAAACCGATCTAGTGGACAGAATGTACATGATCAGCGACAACATAGCAAGGTCGGAACAGTTTCTGAACGTTGGAGTTTGTCAGGTTGCAGGTAGAGATTTCAGAGTTGGTCTTGGACAGACCGATAGAATCTTCTTTACCAACATTCTTAACGACAGAGATAGAACTTTTGACACCATTCTTTCTGAGTGGACTGCTCCAGTAACTGGGACTTACACCATCAGAATGACTTTTAAAGCTAAGGTTACCCCTCCGGGCGGAGCTTCTGCAGCAATTAGGGTGGATACAGTGACAAATGGGGTGCCATCTCCAGGGTCTATCGACACCTTTTCTTCGTCTATTTCTACTACTTTTGTTTACATCTCTACAATAACAGGAACTTACTCGCAGGGAGATACCCTTTCCTACCAAGTAACCAACCTTTCCTATTCGAATCCGAACATTCTATTTTCAGAAGTTCTCTTTGAAGTTGTAGACGGACCAGACGATGTTGTAGTTTCTACATTCTATCCAGGAGAAGGCAGCATGAAGAAGCTTGACTTTATCAAAGGCATCACCAAGATGTTTAATTTGGTGTTCGAGCCAGACAGAGATTCTGCTAGATCTTTTAAAATAGAACCCTGGGTAGATTGGATCCAGTTGGGACAAGAAAAAGATTGGACAGAATACATGGACGGCAGCACAGACTTCCAGCAGATTCCAATGTTTCAAGATCAGCAGAGAAATTTAATTTTCACAGGCTTAGACGACTCGGATGTTCAGAACACAATCTTCCAAGATCAGTACAAAAGATCTTTCTTGTTCCGTCAGTTCGATTCAGGAATCAACATCATTAAGGGCACACAAGAAACTAGAGTTCCATTTGCAGCAACTCCATTGCAGTCTATCTTTTCTAAGACGTCAACCCAGTATCCAAACTGGGTGTTTCCAACTTTTGCAAAGCTCCAGCCGGGAGAAGTTACCCAACCCAACTCGGGCAGACTTCAGCCAATCCAGGTAAAGCCTAGAATTTTATTCTATAACGGATTACAGGCTAATGATATACCGTGGTACTTATTTCCAACTGTCGGAGGAACTACAGGTGCTGTAGCACAAAACACTTACCCGTTGGTTTCCACTTTTGAAACTTGGCCACCAACTAAGTTTACCCAAGAGCTAACTTACCAGTCTAAGCCACAGCTTTGGTCTCCAGAAGCAGACTATGTGCAGACAACTGCCAACGATCTATACACAGTTTACTGGGAAGACTTTGTTACTTGGCTGTACGATCCATACAACAGAAAAGTTGTAACCAGCTTAAAGTTAAACCCGTTAGAAGTTCAGTCTCTTAGTTTCAACGATAAGATCTGGTTGAAAGATGCATGGTATTTTGTCAGTAGAATTTCAGACTATCCAGTAGGAGAAATAGCTAAGGTTAAAGTGGAGCTTGTCAAGTGTCCGAATCCAGCTCTTCCGAGGCTAACCCTCGGGGCTACCGGAGCAACGTCAGGAACTTGTGCTACTGTGTCTCTCTGCTACACCCAATCGTTGACTGCTGAGAATTCTAGCTACGTTTACGTAGACTGCGACGGAAATCTACAGACTGTGACGCTTGCACCAAACACCTGCAACGCAGTGTGTATGCTTTACCCACCAGTTAATCCTTTGCCAACTTATTGGTCTGCTATTGTTACAGGTGGCTGCACAGGCGGAGTTTACTTCGAAACAGGAGAAGATGTTAACCTAACTATCGGGGCTACGGGGTCTACACTGGGAACTAATTTACAAGTTGCAATGTACGGGGCAACGGGGGGAACAATGGGAACCTATATTCCTATGCAGTACTACTTCTTAACCCCACAGAACTCTTTAGACGTAACTTTCAATGTTCCTTTTACCTACGGGGTTAAGTTTGATTTAACTTGGCCAACCGGGGCTTCCGGGGCTAGCATTAACACTCAGACCATGCTTCTAAAAGTTAATGGGGGAACAGGATTCTACGAAACAAGATCAGGAACTTACCAGCCGATCACAGGTGGCTTCCCGGCAGCAATTGCACCAGCAGTTACCGTAGATGGATACGAAGGGGAATTTTCTATCGACTTCTAACAGAAAGCACCAAAATCATACTTACTAACACATGGCAAAAGAATTTATACTAAAAATAAACGGTGAACCAGCTGCTAAGACAATTAAGGGAATCCAAGATCAGATAGCTGCACTTGACGAGCAGATAAAAACATCTGATATTAACGATCCGGATTTTAGTAAACTTGTCCAGGAATCCAACAAAGCTAAGACCTCTTTAGGGGTTTTGCAGAAAGAAGGTCTTGACGGACTAAAGCCTAAAGGGGCTATCGATGGGTTAAAGAACATTGGTCAGTCTCTGAGCACTATCCCAGGACCAATCGGCGGGGCAATTTCAGGATTCCAGGGCTTATCTAAGGCTGCTCTTGGATTTGTCATGAACCCAATTGGGGCAGTGATTACAGCTTTGGTTGCAATTTTTGCAGCAGTAAATAAAGCAATCAACTCTACCGAAAAGGGAACTTTTGCCCTAAATAAAATCTTCGGTGCACTGGGTGGCATCATAAAGCCAATCACTAAAGCAATTGGAGAACTTGCTGCTCTTGTAGCAGAAGGTCTTGTAAAGGCGATGGAGGCAGCAATCGAAGTTGGTAAGTTCTTCGGTCTTTCTTTTGCACAAGCTGCAGAAGACGGAATGAAACTCGCCCAGACTCTAAACGAAATTGACGAAGCCGAGGGGGATTTAGAAGTTGCACGTGCAAAGCAAAACAAACAACTTGCAGAAACTAAAGAACTTCTGTCAGATACCAATGCCTCCTATGCAGATAGGAAGAAAGCCTTAGACACAATTCGAGCTGCTGAAACTTCTTTGTCCCAACAAGAAGTAGATCTTGCTAAGAAAAGACTTAATGCAGCAAAAGAAAAACAAAGACAAGACGGAGATTCTAAAGAAAATTTAGATGCAATAGATGCTGCAACCATTAAACTTCTACAGACAGAACAGGATCTTGCTGCCAAAAGAAGAGGTTTCAACAAAGAAGAAAAGAAGTTAAAGGCAGAAGAAGAAGCGAAGAACAAAGAGATTGCTGCACAAGCTAAAGCTTACGCAGACGAAAGACTTGCTGCCCAAGATAAAATTAGGGCTGCAGATCAAAAGAATCTGTTGGCTTCTATTAAAGACCAGGAGCAAAGAGATAGAAAAGCTGCAGAATTAGATAAAGAAAACACTAAACGAGAAATCGACAGGGGGAAATACACAGCTAAAGAGAAGAAAAGGTTGAAGTTAGAGGCTGATGAGACATATGATTTAGCAGTAGCAAAGATAAATCAGGATGCTGCAGACAAAGAAAAAGCCCTACAGAAGGAGTTGGCAGATGCTTTAGTCAACACAGATGCAGAGAAGTTTGCCCAACAACAACAGCAGACCACAGACAACTACAACAAGCTGATCGAAAAGGCTAAGGGTAACGCAGATATGATTGCGAAGTTGGAAGCCCAGAAGCTAGAACTGCTAAAAGAACAAGAAGATGCTTTTGCTAAATCTCAAGAAGAGAAGAAGAAAGCAGAAGAAGAGAAGGCTATTGCAGATGCTAAAGAGGCTTACAACAAGAGAATCGAAGGCATCACCAGATTCTACGACAAAGAAGCTGCTCTTCTCCAGCAGAAGGGTTTGTCTGAAAGAGAGCTAAGAAGACAACTTGCAGAATTAGAAATCAAAGAGCTAGAAGAAAAACTTGCTGCCACCGAAAAGTCTAACGAGGAATACTATAAGTTGGAGTTGGAACTGTTTAACAAAAGAAAAGATCTACGTCAAACAGATTTTGAAGATCAGCTCGATAAAATAAACCAGGGACTTAAACTTGCTACTGAAGCACAAGGAGCTATCCAAGCCGTTGGAGATGCCTACTTTGCTAACAAATTAGCCAAGGCAGAAAAAGGTTCCAAAGAGGAAGAGGCAATTTTAAAGAAGCAATTTGAATTTAATAAGAAGCTGCAACTGTCTTTGGCTATCATAGATGGATTTAAAGCAATCACATCTTCTTTAGCTCAGTCTCCAGTTGCTATCGGTCCGGTTCCCAACCCAGCAGGTATTGCATCTTTAGCTTTTGCAATTATTACTTCTGCTGCCAACGTTGCCAAGATTGCTTCTTCTAAGTTTGAACCATCTGGAGGTGGAGGAGCAGGCGGTGGAGCAGGCGGGGCAGGTAGTGGTACAGCACCATCTAAATATGCAGAAGGTGGACTACTGGGCGGACCTTCCCATGACCTTGGAGGAATTAAGACTGCACTCGGAGAACTTGAAGGCGGTGAATTTGTAGTCAACCGCAGATCCACTGCAAACTTCATGCCTCTTCTGCAATCGATCAATGCACAAGGAAATACACCTGGACCACAGGTAAACAACAACATGCAACAGCCAATAGTTAAAACCTACGTGGTAGCTTCCGACATGACTTCCCAGCAAGAAGCAGACAACAAGCTTTCACAATTGGCAAGATTAGACTAAATCATACTTAATAAGAATGGAAAACAAAATTATAGACTTAGAAATTATAGACGACCTAATCGAGTCTGGGGTGTCTGCTATTTCTTTGGTAGAGATACCTGCCATAGAGAGAAATTGGCTTGCCTTTAAACGTGAAGAGTTCGTGGACCCTTCTGCTGGAGAATCAGAAGACGAGTTTATCCCACGTTGTATAGCAAAGCTAGTAGGAGACGAAGGGTATGAAACCGACCAAGCTGCAGCAATTTGCTATAGCACCTACAGAGAAAAGGCTTCGGCAGCAGAGTTTGCAGCAGAAACCTACACAGACTATCCAGAGGCAGCAGTTAACAACGCAAAGCGTGCACTGGCTTGGGCGGAAGAAAACGGATGGGGAGACTGTGGAATGGGACCAGGTAAAGCAAGAGCAAACCAACTGGCAAATCGTGAACCAATTTCAGAAGACACAATCGCCCGCATGTCTGCATTCCAAAGACACAGGCAGAATTCAGATACACCCTACGGCGAAGGCTGTGGCAAGTTGATGTGGGACGCTTGGGGTGGAGAAGCTGGAGTTTCTTGGGCGGAAAAGAAGCTAAAGGAAATCCGTAAAGAAGAATTGTCAATCGACGTTTCTGCACTTCCTGTGTATGTGGATGAAATCCCAAAGCGGAAAGACCAATATGCTCTGCAAGGTATTCCACTTCCAAGAGGGCAAAAGGTTATCCTACAGGCAGAAGATCAAAACTACGACAGAGGTCTAGTTGTTGAACTTAAAGAAGACGGAGGATATGATGTCCAATACTGGTACGAAAGCCCAGACAATATAGAGCCTGCAGAAGTTGTAGTAGACGGTGAAACAATTACTGATTCTGGAGAACTGGTTTACATCGGCTACCACCCAGAGCTAGAAAAGTTTGCAGCACCAGCATCTGGCAACAAAGGCGACAGACCGCTTGCAAGAATTCCTAAAGAGGAAAGAGGCAGAACTGGATCCGCTAAGAACGAACCCGGAGATTCTACAACAACAAGAGGAGGGGTAGAAGTTCCTGATTCTGTGGAAAAAACTCTGAAGGACAAAATAGAAGCACACAACGAAAAGAACCCACAGGACAGCCAGAAGGCTACACTTGGTATGCTAAAGGCTGTGTGGCGCAGAGGTTCGGGTGCCTATTCGGTAGGAACTCCTGGCAAGAGAGGCATGCAGAGATCACAGTGGGCAATGGCGAGAGTAAACGCTTTTCTAAATATCCTAGCCGGCAACAGATCCGGATATGACAAGGACTACAATCAAGACAACGACCTACTTCCTAAAGGGCACCCGAAGGCATCAGAGAAAATGTCCAAGCAGTTCTTTGCTTCTGAAGACCAACGCATCGTGATAGGACCAGCAATGATTCCGGACATGGTGATTCCTAGAGTGGACGAGAAAACTAAGGAAAGGTATGCAGTTAAATTTTCTGCAGCAACTATTGCTAAGATTGCAGAAAAGTTTATGCGGGAACTTCGCAACGGATCTACTAATGTAGAACACGACGGAGCTAACGGGGCTAACTCTTACGTCAAGGAAACTTGGATAGTAGAAACAGAAGACGACAAAGCCAACACCAAATATGGTCTGGATGTTCCTATCGGAACCTGGATGGTGGCAATGCGTGTTCAAGATGCAGAAGTGTGGAAGCAAATCAAAGAAGGCAAGCTCAATGGCTTTTCCATCGAGGGCAACTTTATGGAGAAAGAAGACTACGAGCAGTACAAAAAAGACAGGGAGATGTACGACAGAGTCGTGAGGATCCTGAAGTCAATCTAAGAAATGTCAGATTGTTTTTGATTCATACTTAGAGACATAAACCAAATCTAAAATAAGTTTAACCATGAATTTTTACGAAGAAAAATTAAACCAAATCAGAATTGCTCTGGGAATGGAAGTGAAGATGACTGAAGCTATGTTGGAAGATGGCGTGACCAAAGTAGAAGCGGAAGCTTTTGAACCAGGAAAGAAGATATTTGTTGTATCTGAATCTGGAGATAAAGGACCTGCTCCTGAAGGAACTCACACCACTGAAGATGGCACTAAAGTTACCGTTGACGCCCAAGGAACAATCACCGCAGTAGAGAAACCAGAACCAAAGGTTGAGGTAGAAGTCGAAGCGGCAAAAGAGGGAGATATCATTCCCCCAACTGGAGACGCTGTAAACGAGCCAGTTAAAACAGAAGGAGAAATCATGAAAGAAGACATGACTAAAATGATTATGCAGTGCATGGAAGCAGTCGAAGAGATTGCTAAAGAAGTTGCAACAGTCAAAGAAGAAATGGCTTCTTACAGAGAGAAGATGGAAAAAATGTCTGCTACTCCGGCAGCAACTAAAATTTCTACTTTCAATGCTAACCCATCAGAAGAAAAAGAAAGTCCGCTAGACGCAAGAGTTGATCACCTAAGATCTCTTAAAGCATCTTTCAAAACCAACAAAAGATTCTAAAAAATAAAACTAAAAAACTATGTCATTCGATTTAACCGGCTTATCAGTTTATACTGATCAGCTATCTACCGACCTAATCAGCAAGGCACTTCTTAAGCCTTACTCAGTACAGTTTTTGACTGTACAAGCTGGTAAGACTGCAGGAACTTCTGCAATCAACTTGCTAAACTCTAATCCATACATCATAGATTATGCGTGTGGATTTAACGCTTCAACAGTAGGACCAGGTGGTGCTACTGGTAACTCTACTGTATTCGATCAAATTGATCTTGTAGTACAAACTAAAATGCTTAAGGAGCAACTTTGCCCAGAAGATCTACGCCAATACTGGTTGTCTTCTCAGCTTAGCCCTACAGCCTATCTTGAATCAGTTCCTTTCGAGGCTATGATTGCTCAAAATAAAGTAGACAACATCTCTCAGTATGTTGAAAACACTATTTGGGCTGGTGATGGTGGATCTCTAGACGGTCTTCTTGCACAAGCTACTGTAGCTAACGGATGTATCGGCGGAACAGGTGCTGGTATCACTGTACCTTTGGCAGTTGGAACTGCATTCGATTCTATCTGGGGAATCATCAACAAACTTTCTAACGCTCTTAAGCAAGAAAGAGATCTAGTGATGTATCTTTCAATGACGAATTATGCCGTAGCAGTTCAAGCTTTGATGGCTAAAGGTAACGCTCTAATCAGCCAATACCCTAACATCACAAACTACACTGGAGACGCTCCTGCATCTTTCATCTGGCCAGGTACTAACGTAACTATCTTTGGTGCACCAGGACTTTCTTCAAACTCTCACATCCTAGTAGGACCTAAGAAATACATTTTCTTCGGAACTGGTCTAATCGACGATGCTGACAAGTTGAAGATGTACTACGATCCGTCAGCTGATATTGTCAATGTGCTAGCGGCCTTCAGAATGGGAACTGCAGTTTACGCTTCTCAGTTCGTTTCTACAGTCTAATCTTAATAAAAGGGGCTTGTTCGCAGGCCCCTTTAATTTACAACCCAATAAAAAAATAAAAGAAACCAATGTCAACTACATGTAATTTAACTGCAGCGATAGCCCTTGATTGTTTAGATGCAATCGGCGGTATTAAGACACTGTGGGTTTCTTCTGACTTCGAGGCAGGTACAATCACCGCAGGTGCAACTTCAGGAATTACTTCCTTGGCTGGTGCAACTGGAACATTCTACCAAATCGAAGTGGCTAAAGACGTAGCTTCGTTCACAGAGACTTTCAATATCTCTAACACAAACGGAACTGCTTTTTTCCAACAAGAAGTAACTATCCCAGTTCAACACCTTTCTTCTGCGAAGAGAGCACAAATCCAACTACTTGCTTACAACAGAGCATCAAAAGTAGTATTCGAAGACAACAACGGCCTTTATTGGCTAGTTGGTGCAACTAGAGGTTGCGTTATCAGCACGGGATCTACCGTTACTGGTACAGCCCCTGGAGATGCAAGTCAGTATTCCTTTGTTTTACAAGGAATGGAGCCACAAATGGCTTTCCAAGTTTCAACACTTGCTGCTTTGACCGGCACTAGCTTCGTAAACGCATAAACGTCCTCACACACAAAAAGGACGATCTATTTTCCTAAACAGCCCCGGGGTTCTCTCGGGGCTTTGTTTTGTCAGTTATCCTAAGTTTCATACTTATGTGTGATGTTAAATCTAACTCCAGGGTCTACCAATAACGTTATTATTTATGCTGACACGATTTCCACATCTGTTGGGAATTTCTTCACCATAATTTTAACTAACTCCTACTCGAGGCAAACCTTTGCGGTTGTGGCCACGGTGGTGCGTAGAAACAGCAGATTCGTCGAATTAGAGTTCGACACTGTGTCGGTGCAGAGCTTTTCTGATCCAGTCAACGGATCGGTCTATCTCTATCCAGAAGGAAACTTCGAATACATCGTCTTCAACACATCTTCAGGATCTATCGATCCGCTTGCCAACGGATCAGAAGCTTGTGCAGTGTGGGACACGGACGAAGCATTTTGGAACTTTGCAACCACAATTTGGGACCAGTGTCTAGAATATGAAGAAATAGACAGAGGACAGGCATTCCTCTACACCAACGTGGTGTGTGAAAAAGAGATAGAATTTGTTCCATATATTTCGGACAACGAAGGTCTCTTCAACGTTGTGTATGTTACATCTATTCCGATGGCCAACTTCCCCTGCACAGTTTTAGACGGACAGGCTTTCGTAGTCGAAACAAACACCATCACCTACTGCAGCCCTGTCCTAATCGAGAACGGGGGGTCAGTAAAAATCAATCAAAATATTTTCTTAAAACAAACATATAGCCTTTATGAGCAATGCTAAATTTATCATCGGAGAGACCGGTGGACAAATAGACTTTTCAGTAGTCCCTTCTACTCCCAGCAATCCGTCTGCTGGTTATGTGACAATGTACACGGACGGAACAACAGTTTATGCTATCAATTCCAGTGGAACAAATATTCTAACAGGGGGAACTGGAGGAGCAGGTACATCGGGTACTTCGGGAACATCCGGTACTTCTGGGGCTAACGGGGCTAATGGTACTTCTGGAACCAGTGGAGCAAACGGAACTTCGGGAACTTCAGGTGCTAACGGGGTTAATGGTACATCGGGAACTTCAGGTGCTAACGGGGTTAATGGTACATCGGGTACTTCCGGGGCTAACGGTACATCGGGAACTTCGGGTATAAATGGAACAAGTGGTACAGATGGAACTTCGGGTACTTCGGGCATAAATGGAACAAGTGGTACAGATGGAACTTCGGGTACTTCGGGCATAAATGGAACAAGTGGTACAGATGGAACTTCTGGCACATCGGGTACTTCAGGAATAAACGGAGCAACTGGTCCACAGGGTGAACCGGGTTTTTCTAACTCCTTCTTCAACTACCAGGCTAAGACTACAATCACATCTGGTGATCCTGGGTCAGGACACATCATCTGGAACAATGCTACCCAGGCATCTGCAACTTCTCTGAACGTTAGCGAGGAAGACCAAAATGGAAATAACGTTGATATTTTCTTTGCTAATCTAACCTCTGGATCTACCATTACAATTCAAGACCAGGCAAACCATGTCAACTATCAAACTTGGACTATTGGAACCCCAGTTGACAACACCACCTACTGGACACTCCCAGTTACCTTGGTAACTTCCACACACTCGTTCAGCAACAACGATCCTGTTCTATTCATCCTGGTGGCAACCCCATCCGGAACAAGTGGAACGTCTGGTACTTCTGGTATCAACGGCACATCTGGTACTTCGGGCATAGACGGAACTTCTGGCACCTCCGGGGCTAATGGAACTTCGGGTACTTCAGGGGCTAATGGAACGTCGGGAACTTCCGGTGTTGATACTTCGATCGTCAATAATTCTACCAAGACCGCCAACTACACTTTTGCAGCAGCAGATGTTAATACAATGGTTATCGGAGCTTCTGCAGCAGCACTGACTTTTACAATCAACACAAACGCAGTGGTTCCTATCACAACTGGTTCTCAGATTCTAATTTCAAGAGGAGGAACAGGTGCACTTGGTCTAACAGGAGCAGCAGGGGTAACAATTAATTCAGCAAATGGATATTTGGCCTTAAATTCACAATACTCTGGATCAACCTTGGTTAAAGCAGCAACCGACACTTGGTACTTATTTGGAGATCTAAAAGCATAATATGATACTAACAGGAATAGGAATTATAGAAAGTAGAGCAATTTATGTGGTTCCCCCACTTGATCTCTATGGTGGAGCAGATACTGCATATTCTCTAAGAAAACTTAGAACTGCATATGCTGGATCTTCTGTTCGTGTTAGAAGATCTTCAGATAATGCAGAACAAGATATTGGATTTTCTGGAATAAATCTTGACACCAGTTCTCTACTTTCTTTTGTAGGAGCAGGGAATGGATTTATTACAACCTTCTATGATCAGTCTGGGAATGGTTATAACATGACTCAGTCTTCTGCTACTTCTCAGCCTCAGTTAGTCACTTCGGGGGTTGTAAATACGCAGAACGGGAAACCTTCTATGCTGTTCGATGGAACTAACGACTATTTTGCTATTGGTTCTCAGAGATTTAGTCAATCAACAATGTCTGCATTTTATGTTACACAAAATCTTTCTCCCTACAACTACGGTGGTATTATAACTTCTAAACAAGCAGGTATAGATAACGCTCCAGCTTTGGACTGGGATGGGGGAACTGGGAAATTAGAATCAGTTTACTATAACCCATTTTCTGTTCTTCAGACAACAAGACAAAATGCTTTATTCATAGGAAACACTTTGTTTCAAGGAGTTGGAGCAGGAAATTTAGGAGCTTGGACAAACAATGTTTCCGATGGAACAAATACAGTTCCTGGTGTTACTATCAGTCCAGCATCGGTTACTTGGATGGGAACTTATAGAACTAACGAAACAGTTTTATCTGGGAAATTTTATCTGTCTGAATTTTTTAACTATTTTTCTAATCAGTCTTCGAATCGGGTTGCACTAAACAACAATATAAATTCTTACTATGCCACTTATTAAAGGATATAAATTTTTAACAGAAGAAGAAGCAGATACTGCACAGAACGACTGTAACGTTTATTATGGAATTCCTGCTGAACCTGAGGACGTAACTCAGAATTGGGTCGGATATTCTTTTGCTCTTCTAAACACACCTACATTTTGGTTTATTATCTTTGATGATAGTTTAATTCCAATCTTAGGACAACCAGAAGAATTTCAGGTTGAAACTAATTTACCTTAAATTCGGCAGAAAACAACAAAATCATACTTAGATACAAATGAACTTAGCAGGCGATCAAATCAAAGACACATATGGAGCTCTACTCAACATAGGGGCTTCTGGAGCACTGAGCACACTACAGCCGGTAACAGACGGATTCGGAAACGTCTTTCCGTTCGAACTTTCCACAACCACATTTAACTTTACTGGCAATGTAACCGGTGGACCAATAGGCCCAACAGGAGCAGCAGGAACGTCTGGAACTTCTGGGGTATCTGGCAGTTCGGGAACATCCGGAACAGATGGAACGTCAGGAACAAGTGGTACCTCTGGTGCTTCGGGTTCTTCTGGAACAAGCGGAACATCCGGTGCTTCTGGTACTTCCGGAACTTCTGGTGTAAACGGGGCAACAGGAGCGGGAGCATCTTCACCGATTACTTTGGAGCAGACCAACTCTTTAGTCGCTACAGCTATCGGAGCGACAGCAACTTCGGGTTCTTTTAACTCAGTTGTAATCGGAGCAACAGCAACTGCTGCAGGACCAAACCAGATTGCTATCGGACCTAATATTAATAAAACTAATCCAAACCCAGGACAGAATAAAATTGCGATAGGATTTAATATTGACCAATCAGCTGCATTTACTTCTTGTAAGACTATAGAAATTGGTTGTCATACTGCAGGAGCGACACCCTTAGATAGTACAGGTATTATCATAGGATTCGATAATAATCCTTCATACGGAGCTGGATCTATAACAGTTGGAAATACAAATTCAAGACACTCTACAGGATCTTTAACCTTTGGAAACAACAACTGTGGATGGGACAATACAATCATCTTTGGATCTTGCAACCGGATGTTCGCGGGATTATCAGGAAATGTTATTTATGGATGCAACAATGTTCCAAATAACGTAGGGGGAACTATTTTTGGAAAGGATAACACCCTTCTCGGGGCAAATTCTTTACTTATAGGAATTTCAAATTTCGATAACGGCGGAGGTGGAGGTCAGAGACAAACCATGATTGGTCAGTGTAATATTAACTGCACAGCTGCATTACAAGAATCAACAGTAGTTGGTTCTTTTAATCAAACTTGTAATTTATCTTTTCCTTCCTGCGCACAAACAATTTTAGGGGAAAACAACTGTAAGATAGGGGATGGAACTTCTTACTGTCATTCTTTGATTGTTGGATCCTGTAATAAACATATCGGAAATGTTGGAAACTGTACATCTTCAGTAGGACATTTTAACACAGTATTCCCAGGAGCAACCGGCACCATCGTCTTAGGCAACTCTTCTGTCGGAGGAACTGGTGCTTGCAACTCAGTTGTCATTGGAAATACAACAGAGGCTACTGGTAAAAATTCTGTTGTAATTGGGCAATCGGCTAAATCTACTGCAGCATGTGGAATTGCAATCGGTAATTCTGTGTGTTCAACTAGTTCTGGTATTGCTATAGGAAATGGAGCAATTTCTACTGCTTCTGAAGCTATTGCAATCGGAAATTTAACTGCAGCAGGAACTCAGTCTATAGGAATTGGATATAATATAAACTCTTTAAGCAGTAATTCTGTTAATATAGGAAGAGCTCTTTATGGAGGAGTAGGTCAAACAATTATGATTGGAGATGATCTTGCAGCGGCTAATGGAGGTATTGCTATTGGATTTTCTTCCAGAGCAACAGCAGCAAGTACTATTACTATCGGAAACTTGTCAGGTAATAACACACATGCGAATTCAGTTTTAATTGGGGCTAATGGAAGAATTGGTACAAATGAAACCGGCACAAACCAAGTGTCTATCGGACAATGTAATATAATAGACACTACAGGAAACTGTAATACAATTATCGGTGGATTTAATAACTGTTTAACTGGGGTTTTATCTGGAGTTGCTTTAATAGGTTTATCTGGACTAACCGGGGGACAAGTTAGAAATGATACAACTCACGTTAACTCTTTAGTTGCTTTTGGTCAAGCAGCCTCTAAGACTAACGCAGTTGGATCAACCGGGGGTTCTGTAACTTTAAACTGGGACAACTCTAACATTCAGACTTTAACTCTAACTTCCAGCATCACCACATTAACTAAGTCTAATCCGATCGACGGGGCAGTCTACACTCTCTTCCTAACTCAGGGAGGCTCGGGTGGATACACAGTGGACTTTGGAGCAGACGTTAATTTTGCCGGGGGAACAGGACCCACTCTGTCCACCGCAATTGGAGCAACGGACGCTGTGTCTTTGGTTTACATCGCGGGCATCACAGGCTACTACGGAAACGCTAATCTAAACTTCGCATAATGTTTACCACACCATTTGCTTTTATGGCAGCCCCGGCGGGCGGAGGCTGGACACCAGCAGATTTACCAGGCATAGAAAACTGGTTTAAATCAGATGTGGGGATAACTTTGAATGGTTCTACTGTTTCTGCATGGCAGGATAGCTTAACCTCTAAATCAGTAATTCAGGCAACTGTTGCAAACCAGCCTGGATTTACATCTTCTAATGCAAATTTTAATGGTTTACCAACTGTAGATTTTATTTCAACGGATACGCCTACTGTTATTAATATTTTAGAAAATAATACAGATTTTATTTATTCTGGATCTTTTCCTCTTTATTGTTTTATAATAGCAAGGAAAAATCAATCATTGGGAGCAGCATTTTTTAATTTTATTGGAGGAGGTTCTGATGCATCTGTTGCTAACAGGGGAGCTTGGAGTATTAATATAGAAGATTCATCCATCAACGGGTGGACAGGATCTATAGGGGGATTAACTAATTCTATTTCGGGAACATCTTTAAATGCAACTCTTCTTGCAGGAATAGGATTAACATCTACCGATATTTATACATATTTTAATTCTTCTTCTAATGCTAAATCTGGATCCTATTTAGTAAATACAAATCCAAAGTTTTTTATAGGAGGTTATGATAGTAGTAATTACGCTTATAATTTTGCTGGTTCTATTGCAGAGGTAATTATTACCAGGGGTTCAGTTTTATCCGCAGGTGATTTAAGTGATCTTTGGTCTTATGTCCAGACTAAATATGCACTCTAATGGCCAAAGCTAAGATCTCCAGCATAGCAGCCTTCCTAAAAAAGCCTAAGCGTAAAAATAAAGGTGTTCATAGCAAAAAGAAGACTTCAAGGTCTAAGGGTTCTACTAACTACGTTAAACGGTCGGTAGGACAGGGTTAATCGTATTGTCGATTAGTTCCTGCAGAGTAATAATTGCTATTTGTAAGAAGTGGTGATTTTGATCCCCTTCTTTTATCCTTTGAAGGCAATAAGAAATTACCAGGAGTTTATACAGGTCGTCCTCCATCGAAATCGAACCATTTGGTTCCAACCGGGATAGGGCAATTCTCAGATGCATTTTCTATGGACAGCTTGAAAACTGTAGCATAGTAATCAGTGTGGTCCAACAGCATTTGCTGTATTTGAGCGGTGGGGACTATATTATTCCATCCGCTTCTGGTGTACCCCAGTCTATCCACTGATTCGGCTAGAGGGAAGAAGATTGTGGTAGGCCCAGCCTCTAAGTTCGCCGCCCTAGCATGCATAGCATACGAATCAATACCAACAACTTCTTGTGAGAAATAAATTAAAGCCATTGCTTGTCGGCGGTTTAAATTTTCCACCCGCTGGTGTATGTTAGTTAACGCAGGTGTTTCTGGTAAGCACAGGTGGACAACATAGTGTGTCTCTTTATACCTAGCTAAAAACTCGTCGAACTCACCAATCGGTGGATTACGTGTCCAAGATCTAGCAGCTGGATTTGCACCACCGGTAGATTGCACAACCACTAGAGGCTTATCCACTCTAATCATAGCTTGGAGTTCGTCGACTTCTGGACCTGCAAAATAAAGCAATGGGGTCTTTTGGACCGAATCAACACCTAGCATGCGACACCAGATATCTATAAGGTGAACTTTGTCATTTTTGATCCAATGCTGTTCCATGTACGGATCATGGGCAGAAACGTTCCAGCTAGGCTGGCCGTAATAATCTTGCCAGAGGTAAGCCGTGGCAAAGGGAAAGTTTTTGTGGACGTATGGGTTGTTAACAAACACTTCGGGGTAGCCTGACACTACCACGACTTTCGAGTCCGGATACGTTCTTTTATAAGACGCAATAACTGCAGTAGCCATGATGCACTTACCAAGACCACCGTTAATGTGAAGTAATAAATTTGTCGCAATTTTCTTTGAATCTTTTGTCATGCACTATATATCAATTATAGAATCGAACAAAAAAATTGTTCCCAATGTCAGTTTCTGTGAATTTCATACTTATAGATGATGAACAAAGAAAACAAACCAAAAGCTTCTTTTCAAAAGTTTTCCCAAGCGGTGCCAGATCCAACGCTTGCAAGAGTTTTTGAAGTCAAAGGCCAATCATGGATAAACTACGGTGCAGACAATCTCTACCCCAACGCCCTGATTACCCCTTTGTATAACGCCTCGGCTATGAACCGGTCTTGCATCGTGTCCAAGCACATTGCAACGATCGGTGAAGGTCTAAAGACGATAGATCCGAATCTAGACTACGTCTTAAAAAGAGCAAACCACATGCAGGGCTGGAACGACATCTTCGACAGATTTGCATTGGACTACATTATCTACGGTGGCGCAGCCCTGAACATTATCTGGAACCAAACCGGAGATAAAATTATCGACATGTTTAACATGGACTTTAACGATATCCGTTCTGGCCACATCGACTACGAGACAGATCGCGTGGAGTGGTACTACTACTCTGCAGACTGGACCAAATATAAAAAGGACGCCTACAAGCCTAAGGGCTATAAGTCTTTCGACCCCGCACATGCAGCACTTTACCCTAACCAAATCCTGTATTTCTTTAAGCACAACCCTGGGCAGAAATACTACCCTATGCCTGCTTATTCTGGCTCTCTTACCGATATTCAGGTTGACGTTTCCATCTCTTCTTTTCACTACTGGAATTTGATGAACGGGTTAAACCCGTCTATGATCCTACAGTTCCACAACGGAATACCTTCCCCAGAAGAACGCCAGGACATCTACCAGGAAATCGCGTCAAACTTCTCCTCGGTGGATTCCGCCGGAAAGTTTTTCCTTTCGTTCGCGGATTCAAAAGACACCAACTTAGAGGTCACAGCCTTGAACTCGGCCAACGACGAATACTACATCACGTTGGAAAATAGGATTACCTCTAGAATTTTAACGGGGCACAGAATTACATCACCCCTCCTCCTTGGCATCAAGGACTTAGGGTCCAGTGGGTTCAGCAACAACGCAGACGAAATTACAGTTTCCTACCAGCACTTTGTTTCCACAGTTATCCAGCCAGACCAGGCAACCCTGTTGAAGGTGTTCGACCGTCTGATGTCCTACTACGGGTACGACACAGAGCTATACATCCAGCCCAAGAAGATCTTCGACGAAGAAGGCAAGCAGGTAGCTGGTCAAGAAGTAACCACAGCAATAGAATAACACATGGCACAAAAATTAGCACTGCTAGTTTCTGAAGAGAAACTTAAAGCCTTCACATCAATCAACCAGAACGTCTCCCCAGCCGATCTGATTCCCTATATTCTACAAAGTCAAGATATAGTTCTTCAGAATTATATCGGAGCTACCTACTACATGCAGTTGAAGAATCAGGTTGTGTCCAACACAGTTTCAACAGACAACCAATTTCTTCTGGACAACTACATCGGAAACGCAATGTGCAACTGGGGGCTATTCTACGCTCTCCCGTTCCTGAAGTATAAAATCTTCAATAAGTCGGTGGTTTCTCCAACTTCTGAAAATTCAGAGCCGATTACCCTTGAAGAGCTAAAGTTTCTAATGGAGCAAGTTCGCTCTGCAGGTGAAACCTACATGAAGAGAATGATCGAGTGGATGGTTTTACATCCCGGGGCCTATCAGGCCTACGTGGCGCCGAGGGTGCTCGATGGCCAGCTTCCGGAGAGAGGAAACCCTTACTTTGGGTCTTTGGTTACCCCAAAGCAACCTTATGCATGGAAAAAGAGGACCATGGTTGGTACCAGAGATTCTGCAAACGTGGGTTGGTATGGCGGCACAGAAGGCTGCGAGCCCTTCGGCATGAACTTCTATCAAGCACCAGGTAGCTAAGATGGACAAGCCCACCGAAATTAAGCTGGCTAAGACCTACAAGTCTTCCCTGGTAAACGAAGAGAAGCTGAAAAGCTACCTCTTTGCTAAGAAGAAACTTTTCCCCGACAGAAAACTATAACAGACAGAGAATGGGGAAACTTAGTCGTTGCATATTCTATTTATTATTTTTATCAAAAACCCCATCTCTCTATAACAAAATTACCCTCTGGTTTCTCATAACTTCCAGGGGGTTTTTTGTGGAATATAAATTTGGATACATAGTATAACAATTATGAATACAGAAAAAAAGTATCAGGTCATTTATGCAGATCCACCCTGGAAGTTTACCGATTCTTCCCATCTTTTAGTTAAAGGAGGGGGATGGGGAACTGTTGAAGAAAAAGGAAGGAACAACGACAAGGAAAAAGTTTACCCAACACTAACCAAACAAGAATTAATGGAATTAAAAATAAACAAATATCAAGTTGTATATGCAGATCCACCATGGGATTATGGAAAGTCTTCTCTTCATTTTACTAAGGGAGGATTTGATATTAGAGGAGATGGAAGAAATTTAGATTATGAAAAAGAAGAAAAACAATATCCAACAATGGATTCTTCTGATATTGCAGAACTACCAATTAAAGATTTAGTTGACAAAGATGCTATTTGTTTTATGTGGACAACAGATACCCATATGCCTCAGGCTTTAGAGATAATGAAGTCATGGGGTTTTACCTATAAGACTATTGGGTTTGTTTGGGTTAAAAAAGAAAAGTCAGGTAAACAGGTTAAAATGATGGCTCCCTGGACCAACAAAGGGGCAGAACTTTGTTTATTAGGAACAAGAGGAGCAATGACTAAACACATGAAGGCAAGGAATGTCTCTCAGGTAGTGGAAGCAACAAGAACTAAGCATTCTAAAAAACCCGACTTTATAGCAGAAGAAATAGTCCGCATGTTTCCAGACTGCGCCAGGATAGAACTATTCGCCAGAGACGCTAAGCCGGGCTGGGATGTCTGGGGTAATGAAATTGAGAACACTATAGAGTTATGAAAATCAAAGCAGATTTCAAAAACGAAAAGAACGGGAACGCTAAATTGTCCGACGATCAGGTCGACATCCTAAGACGCCTTGCAGAACTGCGTCTTGTGACTTATAGGCAGCTTGGGGCAGCATTCAATTGTTCACATACACATGCACGCAGAGTCGTCTTAGGCAAGTCTAGAACATGATTGCAAAGGAATATTCTATCAGATCCAAAATGTACAAAAGAACCGGGGTCTATGGGCTTTGGAAATTAAACAATGCCTACCGAATGGAAACCGGGAAACTGTATGTTGTGCTTTACCACCCTGAGCTTGATCTGACCCACATAGAAGATCTCGGAGGGATTCGCCCCAACGAAGGCAATGTTGATTATCTTATCACAACAAGGTTAAAAAAGAAGGAATTTTATTTTGATAGTCCATCCAGCTAAGCATTTCTTCGAGGCTAAGTTTCCAACTTTGGAAGATCACGAAGAAGAAATTTTCTTTCCACACCCTAAGCACGACATCAAGGTAAACCAACTGGGAGTTATCTACTGCGACAACGACAAGTATGGCATCTATGATAAGGTGGACACTTCAATGGTTAGGAACCAAGCAACCAGAAATTCAGTAGGAACTAAGACCAGAATTATCTGGGAGTGCTACACAGGGGAAATTGTAAACACCCCCCACTTCTTTTTTGTGAATGCAAACCCCTTGGACACGAGGTTCGAGAATATGGTGCTGTCTGGGCCTTTATCTGGAAAGGAAAGAGCACCCTACTTGAGAACAAGAACAAAATTTACCCAAGCCTCTGTAGAACATCTGCTGAAGGCAGAAGACCGAATGGAGAAGGTAGGGGTAGGCAAAGAGCAACTCTACGACATGCTTCTGTTACCACAATGGCTCAGGTCAGCACGTGCAAAGTATCTACCCCCTAGACCTAAGCATCAAAAAATTACTTCTAAGGGAACACCCAAACCCAGGAGCACAGAAGAAGAGATAGCAGAAGTTATCCGGCTGTTCAACCAGGGGCAAACCTTCTACGCAATCATCGACCGCATGGGATGGACATCTACATCCAGGATAAAAAAGATTGTCCAAGATCATGGACTGGTAAGGTGAAAAAAAGAAACAAAAAAAAAGGTATATAGTATAATACATAACAGTTTATTATTCCGTGGGGGGATACCAACAAAGACTTTAAAGACCTGTTTCCCGAGGAGCCCCACATCCGAAGGAGACAAGGTCTTTTTTTTATGCAAACAAAAATAAACAAATAAACAAATATAAAAATGGAAAAAGTAACATTTACACCCGAAGACGACTTCAACGATGAAGTTGCACAATTCAAACAATGGTTGGAACAAGACCAACTGGTTGAAAAAATTGTAGAGATGACAGACGAAGAACTGAATCTGCTAACACCAGATCAAAAGATCGAAGTAATTAAGAAGCTTTATGCTGTCAGGCGTAAATTACAGGACACCATAGACTGGTACGAATCAGACGAAGAAGAATCAGGTCATGAGTAATCCAACAAAAAGACTTAGCATTTCACAGGACGAAATTAACTTCTATTCTAATCTTAATTTCGAAGACCAATCCAACTGGTGGGTTCCTCTTCATGGAGTAGCAGAAGATTTCGTCTACGACAAAGGAAGAGATTCTGCATACGAGTGGATGAAGTTGCTGGCCAAACAAAGAACATCGAAAAGAATCCACTGGTTCAGACCATATTCTATCAAGCACGATGTAGAAAGGTGGACAACAGGAAACCCCCACCACTGCTACGTCAGCAAAGACATGACTATTTCTGCTGCACTGCTGGTCGGTCTACCTGTTACTATCAACACTAAAAGACCCTTTGGTCACGAGATAGGTCTGTACATGACAGAACTCCAGTACGAAAAATTCAAAGTGCAATCTAATGTCCAAAAGCCCTAAGGTTGTTCCCTTTGCACAAATTCCTTTAGAAGTTCTATATAATCCAGAACTGTCTACTGCTGCAAGAACACTCTATGCAATAGTCCTCTCCAAAGTAAACAAAGAGGGCTATTGCTATGCGACCAACGAAACCTTGGCTGAATGGCTGGGAACGACAGAAAGAACTGTAAGAAGAAACCTAAAAGAGCTAAAAAACAAAACTCTGGTGAAGACTTTTAACGAAGGTTTATCCAGAAAAATCTACCCACAAATAGTCATAAAGGGGGAGGACAAAAATATGCAAAAAGGGGAGACAACAGTGTCCACATATAATAGTCTCTCTAAAGAGAGACAGAGAAGAGTGGTCTGGTCGAAACCATCCCCCTCTTCTACACAAGATTCTAATGAATCTACACCTAATGAAAAATAAGTTTTAATCTAATGAAAATACCCTATAAACAATCTAAAGAAACCCAACTCAAGCCCACTCTGTTTCACGTCGAAGAAGTGGCAAAGTTTATCCTGGATAACAAAATCCATCTAAATCACTTTCAACCTCTTCTGTTTGCAGGAGATGTGTTTAATCACGATGCACCAGAATCAGTTTCAGCAGTTCAAAAGTTTGCTGAAGTTGTTCAGAACTACTATCTGATTTACAAGACCTACCCTACTTCTGATGATAGGGATCAGTTGGCAAGATTCATACAGGAGGAGCCCAAACATACCGATCTAACTCTTCAGCAATTGGATAATATACTCTGGACTCCGATCGATGGTTTAGATTACGTCCTTCTGTCTAAATACACCAATTCTATTCTCAAGATGAAAGTCATAGCTAGAGACCTATGGGTTTCTGTTGTTAGAGCAAAGACTGCTAACGAAGGGGATATCCTTGCACAGGCTCAGGAGATGACCAAACTCTTTCTGGAGACAAAGATACCCGACGAGAAGGAAACTTCTGCAGCAGACTTTTCTCACTGGTGTTTAGAACTACTACCCGAAGACGATTCTCTTCAGAGGGAATTCTTAAAGATGGATCCAGAATGGTCTGTGTTCAACGAACATCTGTACAACGACGAAAGCAAATCTGGTCCTTGGGAAAAAGGTCAGATGACTTTGTTCGTGCTTGGAACTGGAGAAGGTAAGTCTACCCTCTGCTGCAACATAGGGGGTTCCCTGTGTAAGGCTGGCTATCATGTGGCCATCATCGGAACGGAAGGGTCTATCCTTTCTCTCTTTCAGAAGGTGTACACCCCAATGTACGACATAACAAAGTCTAGATGGGCAAGTTTAACCAAGCAAGAGAAAATCCAGAAGTGGACTCATTTCCAGAACGATGTGTCTAGAACTACCACTATTCTCCAACCAAAGATCTTCTTTGCAGGTTCAGGCAACAAGTTTAACGATACCCTTCAGCAGATTAAAGACGTGGAAAAGCAGGTTGGGATTCCCTTCGATGCAGTGTTCTTCGACTACCCGGACGAAATGGATCCAACAAAGTCTTCTGACCAGGACTGGATCAACAAGAGACAGATCTACAAAGAAATTCAGAAGGCAGCAGAAGACAACAACTGGCACGTGTTTATCCCTCAACAGTATAATCGAACAGGCCTACAAAACACCTCCCCAACAATGGCTGATTTAGCAGGTTCAATCGACTCGGCCAAGAAGGCGTCTAATGTATTTCTGTGTCACACTTGGAAAGAACCAATGACAGAAGAGCTAAAGACTGTCATGACAGTTGGTAAATATAGACCCAACGGTTCTCTTAAGAACACAACGTTCACTTTGGTTTATAGCCCAGCTACAGATAAGTTAACTCCAGTTTCAGTTGAAATTTAATTTCAGTTCTAAATTAAAAAAGATATATACAATATGGAAAAGAAACTAACTTACACGATCGACGGCTATGAAGGCATCTGGATTTTAGACAGAACCTACATCACTGCCTTGGGTTTCCTAATGGCCAGCTTCTACAACGACGAGAGAGGAGTCTGGATGAATGTAAACATGGGACACTTCGACGAAGTCATTGTCGAGGGAACAAAGGCGGACCGATTAACTATAACAAGAGAGGAAAAATAGTAATGGCATTTGTAGTAAGAACCCAAAAACAGAGGCTGAATAGGCCCGATGGAATTTACCTAACAGTCGAAGGACGTGAGTGGTTGATTCAAGAAGTAAAGTTAACCCCTTCGGGGAATGTAGTCGTACTTGGACACGATCCAATAAGGTTGGAAAATCAGATCTGGACAGCGTGCACCCTGGACGCACTAGGTAAAATGATAGGAGCAGAGTAATGGCAGACGATAGAACAGAAGCTGCGATCCTCTGGAGAATAGACCCATGGATCTTTAGAGAAGAAGGACTTTCCTTTATGGAGAAGATGCTTCTGAACTACGTGTTCAGCTGGTCGATCCAGAATCGATGCTGCTTCTCCAGCGACCAGTGGCTAGCATTCAAACTCAATGTCCAGCCCAATGATATTTTCACAACCCTTAATCTTCTACAGATGAAGGGTTACATTTCGATCAATCGTGGATTTCAAGGTGGGGCTAGATCTCTTTCTTTTACCTTCTCGGACGTTAAAGATGCATGCGAAGGTTCAACAGGTCCAGAGGACATCTTTCAAATAGACTAAAGTGGAACGTGACGATAGATCAGTTTATGCGGGAGAACTACGGGGAGCTACTGACCGCTGCTACTCGCATCTCCAACAACAGCGATCTGTCTGAAGAACTACTTCACTTCTGTCTTGAAGAATTCCTAAGGAAGAAAGACTGTTTGACCATAGTAGCTTCGGGTGGTGGAAGATTCTACATTGTTCGCATAATCATGAACCAATGGCGGTCTACCACTTCTGAGTTCTTTCATACTTATAGAAAACACAACGATGAAATCACAGACAAATTTGCAGACGAGATCTACGAAGAGGATCCAGAGTTCATGGAGCGGGCAGATCGAGTCCGAGAAGAACTTGCTAAACTCCCCTGGTACGACAGAAAGTTATTCGAAACCTTCCTTAGCGAGAACCACACAGTTTCATCGTTGGCTAGGGCAACTCAAATACCCAGAACTTCAGTCTCCCTCACAATCAACAGGATTCGGAGACATGTTAGGACTGCGACAGAAATAAAAACAAAACACAATGACCAAACAAATCAAATGGAAATTCAAGGGCACGGAGATCTACTTCGTGACGGAAGAGAGCAGAATGACGAGAGACGTGATGAGACAGAGGGAACGTCTAAAACTAAAACAAACAACTAAAATAGAAATCATCAATGAATTTTTCACTACTGAACCTAATTCTACAGGCTGCAGTTCTTGCAACGGCAATACCCCCAGTCCTGAACTCACAACCCTATATCTGGATCCTGAAGAAGCTCGGGCTGAACTCACCGCCTCTAACGTGCGCCACATGCTTGGGGTTTTGGATGAGCTTAGTAATGCATCTGCCGATTCTACATACACCTTGGATGATAGCGATACCGATAGCGTTAATGACAGGATGGCTCTGTAACGAGGCAGATAAGATTCACACCAAACTATTCTAATGAACGAGAGGGTAAAAGCACTATTCGACCAGCACAAAAGCTGGTTCGAGACGGACAAGAAGATCTGGCAGCCTGAAGAGGTTGCAGTTGCTTATGCTATCTTCAACTTAGAAACAGGGGAGAATAGAAGAGACACCGGCTGCGGCTCTTGCAGAAGAGCGGTAGTGACAAGGGTCAAGAAGATGTTTTTACAATATGTAAAGTAAAAGCTTACTAATTTGTAAAGTAAACTGATAATAACAAATGGAAAACAGGAATCACTTATTTCAGCCTGGCCAGTCAGGAAACCCAGCAGGTAGACCACCGGGAAACCCCAACCGGACTACAACAATGGTCAGAGAACTCTTTGCTAACATCTTGGAGGCAGAGCAGGAGAACTTCAAGGCTGCCCTAGAACAACTAAGAGTGGAAAGCCCTAAAGACTATGTTCAGGTGCTAACTAAGTTGTCCCAGAAGTTTCTCCCAGATTTAACTGTGACTGCTTTGCAGAACGCAGATGGGTCCAATATAGAACCCGTTCAGATTATCCTACCGCCACCACAACCTAGGGAAGACTAATGTCTGCATTTGCTTTCCTGCCAGCCTACGCCCCAATCTTCTACGAGGACAAGACCTACTGGGTCATAAGCGGAGGTCGTGCATCAGGTAAGTCTACGAACATTGCAGCCTACTTTCTAATGAGGCTAATGCAGCCAGAGTATTTCAGAGGGGTAATAGCCAGGTATACAAGCAAGGCCTTGACCAACTCCATCTACCGAGACATCTTAGACCTTATTGGTCAGTGGGGACTTACTGGCTACTTAGAGATTAAAGGGGACGAGATCAGGAACAAGCGGAACGACAACATGATTCTGACCCACGCTATGAAGTTGGCAGAGGGCACAATCACGGCTAAGTCGAAAGGTTTAGCTAGGGTTACCCACCTGCTAATAGACGAAGCCACAGAATTACCAAGCGAAGAGGAATACCTAAAGCTGGTGGATTCTTTTAGACAGAAGGGAACAGAGAGGAGAATCTTTGTTCTGTTTAACCCGACTTCTAAGTCGCACTGGCTGTTCAAACGCTTCTATCTGCCAGATGGCCAAGCCAACCCTAAGTGGCTTAGCACACACGGGTATCTACACACCACCTACTTAGACAACGCAGAAAACTTGGACCCAACTAAGGTTGCCGAATGGGAAGCCCTCCGAGAAGAAGACGAGGACTACTTTGCACACCACATCCTGGGCGAGTGGAGAGACATTGGAGAAGGGCAGGTCTTCAAGGGTTGGCACTTTGACTTTCAGCCCGACCCAGAAGCCGAGGTGGTCTATGGGATGGACTGGGGGTTCGCCTCAGATCCTACTGTTCTCCTGAAGGTAAGAAAGAAGTCTAAAACCCTCTGGGTGGAAGAGCTTCTCTACCAGACGGGGCTAACTAACGAAGATATCTTCGACCGCATGGTTAAACTGGGGATTCCAAGGGACGCAGTGATCTATGCAGACTCAGCAGAGCCCAAGGCTATAGAGACGATTAGGCGGATGGGCTATAGAAACATAAGGCCAACGGCCAAAGGTCCAGATTCAATCAGGGCCGGAATCGACCGTGTAAGAACCTTCCAGGTCTTTGTCCATCCAGAATCTACCAATCTAATCCAAGAGTACTACAACTACGCCTACCGAAGCGGGACAGATAAGCCCATCGACGACTGGAATCACGCGATGGACTCCCTGCGCTATGCTGTTCTGATGCTCAAGGCGGAGGGCAAGAAGTATGGGGTCTACTCGGGCAGACAAACACCTTCGGCAGAATTCAACTAAATCATACTTATAACAAATGGCACTAGTTACACCAACCACTTATAAACAGCTGATCGAGGCATTCGAGCAGATCTGTCTGTCCCAAATGTCTGTGAAACACTTTCAGGTAGGGGAGATGTCCGACGTAGACATCCAGACAAACACAGAGACCTTCCAAAGGTACCCGTTTGTCTTCTTGATTCCAAGAGCATCTTCGATGGACAGGTTTGGTAAGATGGTTCTAGGCTTCTCTCTGATCGTAGCAGATATAGCCAAGAACGAAGAGGACCTGCAGAGAAATGTCCACAACGAAACTCTGATGATTATGCAAGACATCTTTTCTAAGATTATCATGACTCCTCCAAGCCAAGTGGACTGGGATGTAGAAACCCCAATCAGAATGGTGCCCTTTGTGGAAAAATTTAATAACAACCTAGCCGGCTGGACAGCAGAGATTAACGTGTTGATTATGTCACCGTTCAACCTTTGCGACGCCGCGTTTAACTAATGGCAAACGATCCTCTACAGAATGCAATGCTGATAACAGAAAGGATGGCCACCCTGATTGTCAAAGATCAGATTGGCATCTCCGCCTACAAGACGGGCAATCTGCAGAGATCTGTGTCTGTGATTGGACAGAGAACAGGAGACATAGTTGCACTGGTGCTAAATGATCCCACATCTTATGGAGACTTTACCGACTTTGGAACTAGAAGTTATAGAGCTTCAGAGTCTGGTCCGTTTAACCCAAATCCAGGCAAAGGTCAAGGGGGAATTATTCCTAGATTCTGGTCCAGTTTAAACGACGGCCAGCTAGAAAGACTCCAGATGATCTTCGAAGAAGAGTTTGATAAAGAAATCGAAAAGGAAATAGATTTATGAAAAAAATAGAATTCAAGATAGGCAGGGAAGAGTACGAAGTCAAAGACGTTACCCTCCAGAACTACAAAGAAGTCCTGGCAATGCTAGAAAACCAAGACCCTGAAACTCCCTACGAGATTGTGGAGTTCTTGTCAGGGTGCCCTAAAGAAACCCTCAAGGAGCTTAAATTTTCAGACTGGTATTTTCTCTGGGATGAAACAAAAGATCTCCTGCTGGGAACTTCTGACCAGACAACATCGATTATCCCAGTCATCGAGTTTGCAGGGAAAAGATATGGTCTGCCCTCCATCGAAGATATGTCTGTCGGAGAATTCATCGACTTGGATTTAATCACAACTGGGGCAAGCCCAGAAAACAGGTTGGCAGAGATAGCAGCAATTCTCTACAGACCAATTGCAGAGGAAACAGAAGACTACATAGTTCTGGAAAAGTATTCTGTAGAAGAAGCCAAGAAGAGAGAGAAGGTATTTAGATTCCTTCCCTTGTCAGTAATTAAATCTGCTAATGCTTTTTTTTTGCAGTCAGCAAGTCAATCTCTCGTGAATATGCTGGACTCTTCGAAGTCACCGAATCTGCAATCGACACTCCGCCAAGACCTGGAGGAGCTAGAAAGAT